GCAGTGGATGGTTGTTAATGCTTCGAGTGCTAGGTAAAATTCCTGGATTGCCACTGGCTCGTCTGTCTTTCCACCTACAAGCGTACCTGCACCATCAGAGGATATCATAATGTGTGATGCCACATTTGGGGGCACGTTTAGGTAGAAGGTCGATCCTATACCGTGCTGTCCTTGGAGTGAATCATGTCTGTGTATGGGTGTGCCGCCGATAACCTTCGGGAAAATCATTGATGCAGTGTCGAGATCCAGATCCGAGCGAGATCTGATGAGTGCATCGCACACCCCGGCAAGAACATCTGTCGAATGCAACTGAGAACTGATCAATACAACAGCACGTAAGCTGGTGACTGTCGGATCCGTTCTGTCTACTTCATATCCTTGTTCGGCCCTTTTACTTAATGTCTTGGATCCGGCATACACTTGAATTGAACCCCTTGTGGTTAAAGCAACGGAGGGTGCAGAAATCAATCTGCTGAGTATCGGATTACTCAAGCCGAGTGATGAGTCGGATATTCGAGAATCAAACGGAGAGACCGTTGTTAGACCGACAATGGTGTTCTCACCAGTTGGAAACCATCTCTGTCTAAAGAGCTCACACATTCTGTATTGACTGTTCTGGACCACTATAGAGTAGCCAACCCTGACAGAACCTGGACCTTGGAAGGCGAACCTGTTAAGCGTCATGAATCTCATCTCACCTGCTTTGACCGTTGACATGGAGACATCAATTGAGGCAGAATTTGACGCTAGCTGCACGAGGGTTCGTGAATTAGAGAATCCTTGAACCAACTTAGAGGTGACTCCTGGAATGGACAATGAGTACAAGTCGGACATAATCACAGGCAACATTGGTTTGACTTCAGAGAGAGTGTTAATCAGAGCTCTCTCAAAAGAAATTACAGGTTGAGAGAAAAGACCCTTAAGGTCCACATTTCGGACTGAAGACGAGATACCTGATCTTATTTGAGACTGGACTGCACGAACACCCGTGGGGCTTGTTCGGATAGGGATAGAATAGGGGTCCGATATCAATAGGTCGATCTGAGGTTTGCTAGACCAATAATCAGGTGATGACATCAGGTTAATTAACACAGCTGCTGCAGGACTACCGGGATCTTGGAGAGCGATTTGCCGCAAGGCCGCAACGTCTTGGCTGAGTGGATCACTTGAACCTCGAATTAGGAAAGCTGCCCATGTCGAAATCGGTAGTCCTCCCACAGAACTAGGGATAGTGACTGCTGCGCGAAGGTAGCGTTCCGTGAGGAGTGAAGTCACATGTTTAGTGGTACATGATGGTCGCGTTCGCTCACGAACAAGGTGAACGCTAGCCAGAAACTGAGCCATACACAGGAGCCTTATCGGGTTGTCACTTTTTCCGCTCGCCGCGACCGCTGATGAGAATATTGCGCCGATGGCGTCGGGTAGAGATGGAAGCTGCCCAGATAGTTGCGGAAAAAGTCGAGAGACGAACTTCGCATTAGGGTGATAACTAACACCTTTGATGTACACCTTCTTGCTATAAGTGAGAACAGTACGCGATTCAATACTTTCTTCCGGCTTCATGACCTGACCAATTTTCTTGAATGCGCACTCAATACGATCAAGCACGTCTTTCGTGAATGATACTAGATCAGTACCGCTGCCTTTCCAACGGCGTATTACAAGTACCTGATTATCCCCCTGTCCCGTGAGTGTGAATGTGGCATTCACGTCCCGTAGTGCGACATATATTACCCCAAGTGTATTGATGGTCCAGTGTTTTTGACGAATGCCTTCATAACCACCTCTGTGGCCTGACCAGACTAGTTTTCCATCGATCAGGTCCCGAACTGTCTTCGCTGAAGCTAGTCTCTCAGGGGGATACCGATTGACTCTCACACAAGAAATGCTGTCCTCAAAAAACTGGTGCCCATACGTGAAGAGACCGGGTGTTCCGAAGATATCATCGAACGTGTCCCCCGTTAACTCAGTGGTCAATTCACGCCAATACAGGTTCCACCTTGTCAGGTCAATCTCAACAATAAGGTCTTCCAGTGAATTGCTTCTTAGGGGCGCTGTGATCCGTTGAAAGTGCTTGTCCTCCTCTGCTCGACTCATCGTCATAGTCTGTTGGTTTAACAGTTTCATGAGTTCGGCAATGTTATGTTCACACATTGCGAAAAACGACCTCATCTGGATACACATCATTGCAAACATTCTTGCCGCCTCCTTCATTTCTCGTTCCTTTGGATATAGGCAAACGACTTTCCACTCCTCCGGTACACGTCGTTGTTGGACAATCTCTGCCACAGCTCGCATATCTAGCGTATCTATTGTAAGCAATTTGAGCATTAACCGGCGATTCCACCTCACCTCGTTAGATAACTTGTGAGAACCCCAGTACGTTAATAAGTCTGACTGGTGACCACCCAACGACTTATCATCCATAAGTGGAAGGTAATTCTCCATGTAGTCGAAATCAAGGAATTTCCCAAACCTTACATCTTCCCAGTCGGAAATCGGATAGTCGGTGATTGAGAATGAGGTGGTTTTCATCTGCCAGAAAGTACGGAGTCGAGTACCGTTCCGAGGTAGTACAGCGAATGGCGGCCACGTCCCGTTCTTTTGGAGATACCCATCCAGAATCATATGCTCTACTGTCCACTTGAGTTCCATCGCATCTGTGAGAAGGGTCATGTCAGGCTTGGAACCTTCAAAGCAAGCAGACTTTCCCCCTACCTGCGGATCGATTAAAGGGTGACCTGAGAATTTGATCATACCAAAAAGTTCGACAGCGTCCGTGAGATCATGAGTTGTCCTACACATATCCTCTAGTTGGTCTATCATAGGGTGGTGTCCCTCTCTGTTCGTGAGATTACGCTCTTTCAGCCGCATTTTGACGACCATCCTCTCGAATGCAGACGGGGCGCCGATTGACCCTCCAGATATTTCAGACATCCATGTCTTAAACATAGCCTCAGGAGCCTTTGCAATCTCATACCCGGGATTGTCATAAGCTTCTATAACAGATTCCTGCCAGCGAATCATCATTGAGATTAAACTTGATAGTCGTGGACTATTCCCCACCCCGAAATCAGCTGCAAGGTAAGCGTTGAATCTCATAAGACAAACATCGTGCCAGCACAAAAATTGATCGTATGACCCGTAGAACCACGCCCCAGACTCGTCGCGTATAAAGACGATTTCGTTGGACACCACGACACTCTCTGAACAGAACATCTCACGCCCAGCTATGACCATGTTCACGTATGACCTTAATGCTGTGTTGAAACCATTGTAACAGCGATACCAGCGAGAGCTCTCGTCAGACAACGAGCAATTGATAGATGTATAGTCTTTCTCAGGTGGTGCACAGCGAGGAGCAGACTTTTTCAGCACCTCCTCTAGATGTATCCACTCATTTTTGCATGCAGATAGCGAAACTGTTAAGTCTATGCCCGGTGATCTCTGCAGGGAGGTGAAAAGTCGCGGATAAACTTTCGGTGTGGCTGCAATGGCGAATATGCAGCCGTAATTGTATTGAACTGCATCGTTCACCCTGTACGCTAATGTTCTTGGGAATGTAGGATGGGACTGGATGTACACACTCATGAACTCTCGACTGATGATTGGGAATTGAGATTTTGGACGTCCCCGGCAGGTGTTTCGAATCTGTTGAAGGTACTCAGGAACCGATTTTACGACATAATCAAGGATAGGGCTGTCGAGCATTGTCGCAGGTATTCGTGTTTGACGAGCTTGATAATCATCCTGATCTTCAATGTCAGACATGATCAATTGGTAATCCTAATCCTAATGTTTTCTTAACTGACCAACTGATCCTACATACCACTCAAGGCGCGTAATCAACTCCAGCTGAGAGATGTGTTGATAATCGCCACTAAGGAGTCACTAACATTGTCGGGGTTGTAGTCAGGCATTCCCCCGTAGAGGTTTTTCAACAACCGTGCGAGTGTTAAAGACATTGACAGATCAGCTAAAGACGTGTTTTGCTGATTCAAGAATGTTGTTATGGCTCTCACCCTTTCATGTGTGGTCATTGACTTATTAACTGACCCTATCAACTTGCATATAGTATGATACTCACTTCTCAACGCACTGTATCGTCCCCGAAGGCGTTCAACCACGGGGGTGATCCATAAAATCAACGCGATATTGTCGGACATCTATTGCTTATCTTACCTTTTGTTAACAGACCTGTTAGTCTTCTAGAAACAGCACAATCGGGCTTTCTAGTGAAGTGCATGGTGACTACGCCATCAACTCATCATCTTGGCCGCCGACAATCTCTTGCACATACAAGTCAGCTTTAGTCAGGACTGTGATAAACCGCTGGAGAATTGCCGGCGGCACCGTTGGACCTCCCAACTGTTTCGCGGTACTAGACACGGTACCTGCATAGTAACGAGCAAGACCATCCAGATTCGGAAACTTCTTCCTATCCATGGGCCTGAACTGTTCGCCGTATATCACCTTGTTGTATAATCGAGCGAAAGGTGTAATTTTCTGTAAGTTGGTGCAAACAGTCAGGAAATAAGCAAGTTCTGGAGCAAGAACCGGCATAAGGCTAGGCAAAGTAGGCAAGGCAAGTAGTAGCTGAGACGTGAAGGTAAAGTGTGCCATGCCATAACCCTGCAAGAGCTTGAGCTGGGATGCCACACACGCTTGATCGTCTGGAACCGTCGATACTGTCCACTTGAGCACAACCGTCATAAGGTTGATCTTGTGACCTGCACGAATCACGAAAGCCCGATGGAGCCCTCGAAAGGTGTCTTCGTCTGTCTTCCCTTCACCTGTTAGGTAATTGCTAGATCCGTACTTACTCTCGAG